GGTGACATTGCAATCCGCATCATTCGCGAGTAGGCCACCCCTCGACCTGCGGCTTCACAAACTTCACGCCGCCCAGCAACAAATCGTGGCTGAAGCGGCACGCATGAATGTCGTCGTGTGCGGCCGAAGGTTTGGAAAGACCACCCTCCTGCTGGACGTACTTGTCACGGAGCCACGCGGTGCACTCGAAGGTTACCCCGTCGCCTGGTTCGCACCGAACAGCAAGCTGTTTGACGAGGTGTGGCACGAAGCGAAAAGCGTGCTGGCACCCATCACAAGCCGCGTGGATGCGCAACAGAACGTGCTGGAACTCATTACGGGCGGCCGAATCGACTTTTGGACTCTGCACAATACGGACGACCCCGGTCGCGGCCGGAAGTACAGCAAGATCGCGATTGACGAGGCTGCCGTCGTCCCCAGCCGCAGGCTTGAAAGGCAATGGCCGGAAGCCATCAGGCCCACCCTCACCGACTATCGCGGTGACGCCTGGTTCGCGTCCACCCCCCACGGTGCCGGGTATTTCAAGGACCTGTACACCCGCGGCCAGACTGAGGACGACTGGAACTCGTGGCGCATGCCAACCACCGCCAATCCGTACATTGACCCCCTCGAAGTTGAGGCGGCCAAACGAGAATTGCCGCGCCTCGTGTTCGCCCAAGAGTACGAAGCGGCGTTCGTTACCGAGTTCGGGGCTCGCTTCAAGTCACCCCAACGGTACGAACCGGAGGCCCTCCCCACAGAGGGGTTTCGTGAAGCGACTGGCTGCGACTTTGCGTACACCAGCAAGGCAGGTGACTGGACTGTCTTCATTGAAGGCCGCATTGCAGGCGACACGATCTACCTCACGAACGCGTATCGACAACAAACGGAAGTGGACGTGTGGATCGAAGCGCTCCGCCTCCAACCCAACCCGTTCGCGTACATTGGTGGGCAAGAGAAAGGCATAACCCAACTCTTGGGTCGTTACGGCGTGAACGTCAAGACCGCGCCAGCAACAGCAGACAAACTCGCTCGAGCTCAACCCGTCATTGCTGCCTGGAATAGGGGTAACGTGCAAGTGCCACGGGAAGCGCCGTGGCTGGATGACGTCCTTCCCGAGGTTCTCGCGTTCACGGGCGACCCGCGTATCGACCCGCACGATGACGCGATTGATGCCCTCTCAAGCCTCCATCACACGCTCGCAGGCCGTCCTCAACCGCGGATCCGCGGGTTAGGTTAGGGTGAAGACGTGATCGCGCTGTGCTAAACCTACTCCGACGACTCACCGGCCCAACGGACGGGAAGGCCGCAACAGACCTCCCCACCCGCCGCAGCCGCATCATCGAAATGTTGACAGGCAACGCCAACTGGACGACACGAGACTACAAAGCGTTCGCCACAGAAGGCTACCAAAATGCTGTGTGGGTGTACGCCTGCCTCCAAGAAATTAGTCTCGCAGCCAAACGCATCAACATTCGCTTGTACCGCATCAACCAGGCAGGCGAGCGGGACGAAGTGCAGCCAGGAGACACAGCCAGCGACACGCTCCACCTGTTGCAACACCCGAACAGTCACGCAACGTGGCACGACCTGATTGAAGCCATCATCAGTTACCGCGCACTCGCCGGCGATTACTACCTTGTTGGCCTTGGCCCGGGCGACCGGACGGTACAACGCGGCACGACACCACGCCGCATCTACACACTCAGGCCCGACCGGGTGCGCATCAAACCAACCGGCAGAGGCAGAGACTACGCAATCGAGCACGGCCCGCGAGACAACCCCACCACCTACCAGCCCGGAGAGTTCCTGCACGGCCGCACGTTCCACCCCACCAACGACTGGCAAGGCATGGGCAGTATCGAATCCGCATGGCGAGGCGTGGACCTGTGGAACGCCGCAATGAGCAGCAACACGGCACTCATGCAAAACGGTGCCAGGCCATCCGGCGCGTGGGTAACGGAAGAACGCCTAACCGACGAACAGTTTGAACGCATGAAAAGTCAAGCCAGGCAGTACGCCGGCGTGAAAGCCGCAGGAGAACAACTTGTCCTGGAAGGCGGTGTGGACTGGCGCGACATGCAACTCTCCCCCAGGGACCTGGATTGGGGGAACACCCTGGAGGCGGCAGCCATCCAGATTCATGCCGCATTCAAGGTCCACCCCGTCCTGACCGGCATGCGGGACGCAAAGTTCGAGAATCAAGACTACGCGAACCGCATGTTGTATACGCGTGCCGTCCTGCCTGCCCTCGATAGTGTCTTGTCTGACTTGACGCGGTGGCTGCACCCAAGCGATTCCGGTCTCGCATTCGGGTATGACCGAGACGAAATCGAAGCGCTTGCTGACGATCGAGACCAGTTGTACCGCCGGACAACCAACGCGTTCACGAGCGGCCTGTTGTCGCGGGAGGAAGCCAGGCAAGAACTTGGGTACGACGCCACGCCAGAAGGCGGCAGCACCTTCTACGGGGACGAACAGGTGTTGAGGGCTGGCCCCACCCCAACTGGCGTGAAGGGCCTCCAGTACAGCAAGGCAGCACGCGCGGCAGCATGGAAAGCAGCGGACGACCAGACGGTCCGCAACGAGAAACGCATGGAGAGGGCCGTCAAGAGGGTCGCGACCGCCGAGTTGAATGCCGTGCTGGACGCCGTGACGCAAGCCACAATCGACACGGTACACACGATGGCAGCAATGGCTGTCACCACCCGCCCGTGGGTAGACACGCTCGAGCGTGAGAACCTTGCTACCGCCCTGGATGCAGGCAGGAACTTCAGGGCCAACCTGAAACTGGATGCCGGCCCGATGGAAGGCAAAGCGTTCAACAACATTTTCGGTGGCCTATTCCCGCAAGTCCTTGAGTGGATCAGGACGCAAGCCGCAAGCCAGGTGGGCCACATTACGGCCACCACGAAACAATCCATTCGGGACGCCCTGGAGGAAGGCATTACCAACGGGGAAGCCATCCTTGACCTCCGCAATCGTGTTGAGGACCTGTACCTCCAACAAATCGTTCCGAACAGGTCCACAGTCATTGCCCGCACCGAAACGTTGAGGGCAAACAACTACGCAAGCCAGGAGGCCGCCCGCTCGACCGGCATCAAAATGCGGAAAGTGTGGCTTGCAACAGCTGACGGTCGCGTAAGGCCCGACCATGCCAATGCGGACGGTCAAGTGCGCGCACTGGACGACAGTTTCGATGTGGGGGGCGAGGTGCTACAGTACCCAGGAGACCCAAACGCATCAGCCTGGAACACAATCCAGTGCAGGTGCGCAGTAGCGCACGAGGTGGAGGAATCATGACGCGACACGCAAACCCGGCGCTAGTGGAACACAAGGCATTCCCTTTCGAGCTGGTGAAGGCCCTGTCTGACACGGGCGACTTCGAGGGGTACGCAAGCACCTGGACGGAAGACCTGGTTGGGGACCGGATTCAACGCGGTGCATTCAAACGCACCCTCCAACACTGGCAAGACAAAGGCCGACCCATCCCCGTAATGTGGCAGCACGACCCCACCCAACCCATTGGCGTGACCACCAGTGCAACGGAGGACGACCGGGGGCTTCACGTCCAGGGGCGCCTCCTCATGGGCATCAGTAAAGCCCGAGAGGCGTACGAGGCAGCCAACGCCAACGTCCTGGGTGGCTTGTCCATCGGGTTCAGCATTCCGAAGGATGGCGCAACGTTTGAGGATGACGGTACGCGCCTCATTCGTGAGGCCCGCCTGTTCGAGTACAGTCTAGTGACGTGGCCCGCGAACGAGGCGGCTGTCCTCACCGGCTTGAAGGCAGTTGATCCTGTGCAGGACGCCATCCTGGCGGAGTTGCGCAGTATTCGCAAGGCACTCCTGCTACCCAGTGACGACGGTCCTGGGCAGCGTGACGCGCATGCGGCACCAGCCACGTCCAGTATGGACACGCTGCTCGCCGAACTCAGGGCAATCACAACCCCTCACACTTGATTGGAGCAGCCAAACATGGCACTGGATGAACACACCAAGGCAAACGAGCAGCACGAAGAACTCGCGAAACTGACGCACGGTCTACGCGAGAAACTGGATGAAGCGAAAACTGAACGGGCGCAGCATGGTGAAGTGACCAGTGAACTGCGGTCCACCATCACCAAAATGAACGACCGCATGGACACTGTCGAAGGGCAGCTCGCGGAGTACCGCAATGCACCCACCACGACAGAAGAGAACGCCCCGACGGGACGCAAGGCGTTTGACGAGTGGCTCCGGGCCGGCACGATCAACGGCATGGAACGCAAGTCGGTAGAGGTCCACAAGGCCCTCGACCTTGCGACCGCTGCGGGTGCAGGCGTCCTTCAGGACGACGCGTACCTCGCGGACATCATGAAGACCGTCGTGGAGTTCAGTCCCGTCCGCAGTGTCGCTCGCGTCATCAACATTTCCACGACTGCGATTGACATTCCGCGCCGCACGCAGACGGCTGCTGCCGCGTGGATTGGCGAGACTTCCACCCGGACCGAAACCACCAACCCAAACTACGAGCTGGTCAACATTCCGGCGTACGAACTGTATGCACGGGCGGACGTCAGTTTGCAACTCCTGGAGGACAGCGAGTTCAACCTGGAGTCCGAGTTGGCAATGGAGTTCGGGGAGCAGTTCGGCGTGGCCGAGGGAGCCGCGTTCGTGTCTGGTGCAGGCACCGCGTCACCCCTCGGGTTTGTGGACGACACGGACGGCATCGACTCGGTTGCCATGAACGAGGCCGCGGCTGGCACCCTCCAGGCGGAGGACCTGTTCGACCTGTTTTACGGTATCAAGAGTGCGTACGCCCTGCGGGCCGTATGGATGCTGAACCGTTCCACTCTTCCCCTCATTCGCGCGTTCGAGACGAGTGCGGGTGGCTACATTTGGTCGCCAGGTATTGCTGCGGGCGACCCGCCCAACATTCTTGGGCGTCCCTACCTCGAAGCAACCGACGTGCAGGCCCCCCTTGCGGCCGGTACGTATGGCCTGGCCGAGAAGCCCATTGCGTTTGGTGACTTCCGGCGTGCCTACACGATTGCTGACCGGGTAGCGGTGCAGGTGCAGCGCGACCCGTACACCCTCGCTGCAAGTGGACAGGTTAGGTTCATTGCGCGCAAGCGTGTGGGTGGCAAACCCATGATTCAAGAGGCGGCAGCCTACCTCCTGAGCGCGGCGACCTAACCATGAAGAGCGTCCGGTTCAACACGAACTGGCGCTCACCATCCGGCAGTCGCGTGGTGGCGGGGCAAACCAGGTTGTTGCCTCGCCACACTGCCAACCGATTGGTGGCGGATCGTACTGCCGCGTTTGTGGACGCCACAACCAAGCCAATGCGAGAGCCGGTGCGTGACCCGGCCCCAACAGAGTTTGCCGTGACGGTCGAGCAGTACCACGAGGGTCGCGGTTGGTACCGGCCGCCAGGCGCGACGAAAGCAATGCGCCGCGCGGATGCCTTGGCGTACCTGACTGATCGTCGCGCAACTGCCGTGACGGAGGGGTAACGCATGCCGAACGCCTGGCCGTTCACAGTCAAGACACTCACGCAGCCAACAGCCACCCTGTTGTCCACCGTCGACGCAAGGGCACTCAACGGCCTGCCGGACGGGACACCGCCTGACCTTGCGCTCGAAACCATGATTGCGGCTGCCACTACGGCAGCGGAACTGTTTACGGGTCGCGCCTTCCTGAACCGCACGCTCCAGGTGGCGTGGCACCTCCCGCCGTACAATCAGGCTCGACGCGCGCCCGGCCCGTGGTGGTTACACCCTGGGTTCGTGCAGGGGTTCGACATTCCGCGCCCCCCGCTCGCAAGTGTGGAGGCCGTCACAACCGTTGGGTACGACGGCACGGAAACGGTTGTACCGGCCAGCAACTACCTGGTGAACACCAGGACGGAACCTGGCACGATCGTCCCGGCCCAGGGCAGTACATGGCCAACAGGCATCCTGCCGGAAGGCGGGTTTGTGGTTGACATTACGGCTGGGTACGGGGTTTCAGCGTCAGACGTTCCGACCGACATTATTCAGGCGGTCAGTATGCAGGCCGCATCCCTCTTGCGGAGCTCGTCGGGTGTGGAGAGTGAACGGATTGATAATGCGCAAGTGACGTGGACGAAACTTGATTCGGGTGGGTGGAACCCCGTGGCGCGCACGTTGCTATCCCGCTACAGGGTGGTGCGCTTGTGATCATCGACCGCTTTTTGAAGCAGGCCGCCGTACTGAAACGCAGTACGGGTGTCAACGCGTACGGTGAACAGCAGCACGCGACTGGCGTGTCGGTGCCCGTGCGTTGGCTGCAAGAGAACACGATGGTGCGCAACGACGAAGGCGTGGATATCACGTCCACTGCGCACGTCAGCGTGACGGAATCCATCACGACTGAAGACCTTGTGACAGACG